GAATGATTTACAAATGCAGATGCCATGACAGTTTTACCTGACCCTGTAGCTGCTTGAAGTAATATATTTTTATTTCCTTTTCTTTGTGACCGTATGACATTATTAAGAGTGTCTTTTTGATACTGTCTTAATGCCATCTTTACTCCTTATAGGTGAGCAGTTTTCTGTCATGCTCAGGACCATTGGATTAGAAATTAAAAGGGAATGCTTTCATCGTCTGCGACACTGAATTCAACCTCTTTCTTTTCTTCATATTCAAATTCAACTGAAGCGTCAGGGCTGTATTCATTTAGTTCCATTACTTGAACGGCAACTAAATCAAAGGAAACACCACTCTTTTTCTTGTATTCCCATTCTCTTATACGTCCCTGTACATTGCATACAGATTCATTTCCTATGTTGTCAGGATTATGTGGCTCTCCAAACTTGTCAACAACCTTAGGTGCTGGCATTGGATCTCCAGATTTGGCATATGTTGTAGGTCTTTTAAGCCTTACATAAGTTCTGCCTTCTGGATCAGTCTTTGTTTGAACTCCTTTAGATGTGAGCTCTGTTACTTGCTCTTCATTTAAAAGACAATCGATTGTCCATTCATGCCCGTCCTCATTATAGTTAGAGTCAGGGTTAGAACCAATCTTGGTCCACATTACTTTTACATTTTTAAGAAGCATATACTTCTCCTTTTTTTATTATTATAAATGGTGAGTTTTTTCTCACCTCCGTTTCGTTCACAAGGAACTACTATTGTTTCTGCGGGCGAAGCCAGCAGGGATTGGTTAAAAAAAATAGTGCCATACAGGACCTCCGGAGGTGTGGTAGTGAGGTCAAGTATGGCTTTTTATTTTTCTTGGTTCTACCACGAACCGTTTTAGTTATTTTCCTATAGGGTTGGGAACAAATCATTTTTCCTCTTGTTCTATTAGTTTATCTAGGAACCATCTAGCTTTCTTTAAGTCACACACCCCGTCCTTAAATCTCCACCGACTAATGTATTTTGTTATTGTAGCTGTTAGGTAATCCATCTTTTGGTCTAGTATAAAATCTATGACCTCTATTTTACCCTGCTTGTAGTGATTAGGGTTTAATTTTTCTTCATCTGGTGGGTCTATCCATTCCATGTTGTGCTCCTTTCATCCAAATATTTTTTAATATTATCAGGTGTTATTAATTTATGAAATCCATAGAATCCAGTTTTTGTTCCTCTTTTTCGCAAGCTTGGACTAAGAATTAAATTTAAAGATTGATGCTCATTAAGAACATTAACGGTTGCTAATCCGCAAATATAAAATACCCTATCAGATTGTTTGACAACAATAATTTCAGGCTTATATGATTTACGAAAAATGACTGGGAATTTTTCTTTCTCAACAGTTTTAACTCCACAATCATATCCAATTTTTTTCAAATCTGAAACATGATATTTGTTGGAAGATCCTACTGAAAAATCAATGAACTCAGTGTCAAGAAACTTTTCTACAGCAGCCTCTCCTAAAAATCCTGTAGTCCATCTTTTTTCTTCCATGCCTGAGTCAATAACATGATGGCTTTCATTTGTTTTTATTTGTATTACTTTCTTTACAAAGTTTTTAACTGTTTCAACTTTAGTATTGTTTAAAATTATCTTGACAAAAGTGGGGCTATATTTTCTAACACAATCATCATAATTAATATTTTCCATTTTTACCTCCTAGCAAAAGAAAAAGTTTGATTTTAATATTTCATTTAGGTCTAAGTTACCTAGCTCTGGTTCTTCATCTTGAAATAATTTGTCGTTATATATTATTTCTTGTCTCATTTCTGAAAAGATATCTTTATCATACAGTGATATAAATGTTTCTTTAGTTGTTTGAATGAGAAGTGGTACATCTGAAGCATGTACACTAAAGCTATCATGTATAGCTCCAAATGATTTTATATCCTTTTCTGCCAGTTTATTTACAGTAAGACACATATGAGCAGCATCATAAGAATGAACCCAGTTAGCACCAATTGCTGACAAATGATCTGATAATGATGGAAAATCTGTTATCTCCAGATACACATGACCAATAGTTTTGCCCTGTAAACTACCATAACATATTTTTTTACGTGCTACCCACTTTTGTGTGAGTACAGGAAAACCTGATGGAGAGTGCCATGAAATATCTTTCATTTCCATTTCTTGTATTTTATGTTTAACAATAGATTGTAAATATTTCTTTATCATTACAGGTCCGGGACAAACTTTGTCGTAAGCATTTACTAAGTCTTTACCTAGCTGCCTACAATCTGATTTATTTATTTTATATTTTGATGTTATGCCTGCATCATATGAGTCTTGATATATTATTTGCCCAATTTTATTTGAGCCAGCGTCATAGGCACGTGTCATTGAGCCTCTTTTACTGATGCCTTTACGTACTAACTTCATTGGTATTTTCTTTAGTTTATTATTTATTTCATTGTTTTCATTTATTTTTAATATCTCTTTGCCTATTTTTAAATAGAAATCTTTAGGTATCTCTAAAGGTATCAAGCCAACGAGAAGTCCTGCCTTTTCATCTCTTGACATTGCTGATAAATGTTGAGTCCCATTGTTAACGCCATCAATTGATATCGGCATTCCTGAATAATAGGGCTCTCCGGTCAGGGCAGAGCCTATAATTCCACCAATCTCATAACATAATGACAAGAATACCCAAGGCTTTTCTGCATTCATCCAAATATTTATATGTTTAATTGGATCTTCTGCTATATCTAGAAGCATTTCTATATGTTCAATTGTCCAATTATGTTTATCATTGATTCCCATTTTATCTACTGATATATCTGTTAGTCCATCTGCTTCTAATTCTGTTACGTAATCAAGCTCAAGCCAAGAAGCTTTCTTGATTTCTTTTATTGTATATGTTTGATTGTAAGAACAGGCAATATGTATAAAAGTATATTCAGCACCTTCTTGTGTAACTTCTTTTTTATCTGCAAATAAGAAATGCCCTCTAACCAAATCATTGGATTGATAGCTGAAGTATGGATCTCTATTGTAAATTCGCCCCCTATAATCCAAATACATCGACTGAAAGAAATTATATCCAAGCCAGCCGGGATTCTCTTGATCGCCACTAATTGTCTCCAATATAGCCTTGTTTCTCATGGCTTGTGACTGAGTTCTTAGACAAAACTGCTTATCTGTCCATCTTCTGTTCTCTATATTGTACAAAACATGTAGTTTATGGAGAATTTTCTTGGTTTTGTCTATATTTTCTTTGTTTTTTAGCCTATTTAAGCGTTTTGTTTGCTGTTCTAGTGCTTTTTCGATGATAGGAACAGCACTGGAGTTGCCTAAATGTGGTTCAAATATGTCCCCATTTCTGTATAGATCTATACCTTTATAGTTTTTGTTTATATTATCTCTTCTGATATCTATAGTATCAAATAGAACTTTATTGTTTTCAAAGTCGTGTAGTTCAATTATAGTATTTATAAGTGCAGCTTTTAATTTATCGCTAATTGCAGCAACATCTGAATTGATAGTCCATTTGACATTTTCTAAAAATGTTATTGATTTCATAAATTCTGTTTCATCTAATGATTGATCTACATCTACATTGGATTTTATGAGTTTTTCTGAAATATTTTCGATTTTTCTTCTACCTTTGTACCAAGGAGCATATCTACGAAGGGATATACCAGTTCTTTCTGATGGATTTATGTTTATATTAGGAAAATTTTTACCAATTTCTAGAGTATAAGGGTTAAAGTTTATTTTCTTCTTTGTTTTTTTGTATAAAACTTCCTCTACTCTAAAGTATTCTTCTCTATGAAGTGTTAGATATTCTTCTTCTAGAAGCATGTCGATTATAAAATCACCTGTCATTATTGCTATGGCATCACTTGGATTGTCCTTTTTTGCGTTAAGTATATCAAGTGCAATATCACCAGTACGTTTAGATGTATTAGTTAATTTAAGAACGCCTTCATTCTGTTTAAATTTTGCTATAAGAAAATTAAATACATTTGTAAGTATCTTGGGGGTTCTGTAATCATTTGTAGTGCAATTATTTTCTCTAAAAATTTTAGCAGCAATAGAACGGTTGTTTCCTCTAGAAGATATTTTATATTCTAGTATGTCTGAAAGTATAAATATGTTGTTTTTTTCCACGATTCCTCCTTGTTTGGATTTATTATAGCAGAAGTTGGATAGCCGAACCCTTATCTTTCTGTTCTTTTCCTTAAAAAACCTCTGGAACACCCTTATAGTCTTGATTGTTTCCTTAAAAAGTTGATTCGTGCCAATATTTCTATTGACACGAATGTTCTTATAGTTGATTATCTCTTTTCTTTAGTTCTTTCTCTGCTTTAGCCTCGTGAAGGTTAAAGATTGAAGCACCTAAGAATGTACAAAAGGCAGTTAAGCCAATTATTAACGGTATACTCATATTACCTCCTTTAAGTTTTCATCATTTATTATTTGTCCTAATCTAGCAGGAATTACTGCATTTGTATTACAAGAATCACAACATTCGCCATATTTCTTTACTGGGTCGGGATTATTTCCCCACCCTGTAAAGTGTTCGTGACATATAACACAACGCCATATTTCTTGTTTTGCTGTATTTTCTTCACCAGTTTCTGGTTCGTGTATTACATTTTTCGCTTGTATTTCTACAAATTCGTTCCAATCTACTTCTTCTACATCATCTAGTGCTAAATCTTCTGCTAACATTCTATTTGTATCATTAAATTCATCTTTATGTTCATAGTCTTTATCTATACCATAATATTCTAGCATTTCTTTATTCATATCATTTCTATATTGGTCTAGTTCATCTAGATATATCCTTTTAGTAACAAAGGATGCTATATCTAAGTCAACTTGTACATCATAGAATTTTCTTCTGTATTCATCAATCTTCACTTTGCTCATATTCAATCTCCTTAATGCTGTTTATTAATTCATTTTGTAAATGTAAAGTTGCTAGCATTTCACTATTGATATTCTTTAATTCAAAACCTAAGTCTGATGCTATTTCTGCTGATTCTCTTAATGACCAGTCGTGTTCACTTAGGTATTCCATTGCTTTATTATAATAAATGATTTCTGTTTCTATACAATATTGATATGCGTCTTCATAATCATCAAAAGTTTCTTCTGAAGAATAACTATCAGAAGGTGCAGTAATTGTCCATTTGTTTTCTATTTCGTTTTTTTCATTCATTGCTATTGCAATATCATCTTTGTTTGAGTCATCTATTTTCATATTAACCTCTAGGTTCTGCTACTTCTTCTTCACCCCAACAAGCATCATATGCCTCTTGGACTTCTTTTCTATCATCAAATTGTAAGTGTGCCTCAAATTCTGCATCATTTATGTCCATTGAACCTTGTCCACCACCGCTATAAAAAC